TAACGAATATATAAAAGTTATTTTAATAATTCACAAAATAAAAAATATATTTTTAATGTAACAACAATATTACAATATACGGATAATCATGGTATGATCTTTCATTTTCTTGATATGAAATAATTTTTGAGTTTCTTTATGCAATCTACTTGCATTATTGCGCCAGACCTGAGGATTCTCAAATACTTTAATGACCTGATTAATCTTTAAATGTTCTAATTCTTCTTTATACATATCGCAAAGATAAATAAATTATTTATATAATCTATATTTAGTTATTTTACCCTCTTTATAAGCCTCTAGGATCTCGCCTCTTTGCTTACCATTTGCCTTATAACTAACATGAACCCATGCATAATTAAACTCATTGATTAGCTGATCAAAGGCTAGATTATCTTTGATGTAATCAAACACCTGCTTATTAGTTATTGTAGTGCCGTCCTGGTCTATGTCTATCGCCTCGCCAGTTGAGTGCTGACTGGTAGCAGATCCGCCAATACATTTGTTTAACTCTGCTGATCTATAACCAGATGATATACGGATAGGAACGCCAAAATGTTCCCTAATAGGCTCAAATACTTTAGTCGCTAGTATCTTAAAGTTTTCTATATGATCTAGCGTAGGCATATTGCTGATGCCGTTACGCTTTGCAGATTCAGACCTTATAACCTCAGATAACTCTAAATGCTCTGATATTTTCACTTTGCAGCGAACAGGTTAGACAGTAGCTTACCGAGTATCCCAGTAATTAAGATAAACACCGATACTGTTTTATTATCCTGAGCAAAAGCTAGGCTACCTGCTGCCACAGATACGGCAGTCAAGCCATCAGCTAATTTTCTGATTTTAACTGGAGTTGGCTTGTAATAATGATTGATTCCTATTTTCATAATTGATTTACCGGTATGATTGTACCTACCGGATATGATGCACCCTCTGGTGCTTGTGTTATTGATGTTTCACCCTCGACTACTCTTAACGCCCTACGCAATGGTACTGCGGCTTCGTTGATAGGACCTAAACACTCAGCTAGTGTAACTCCATTAACTTTATCTTCTAAGACCTTACAAGGCATACAAAACATATTAGACATCCCTTGTGTTTTAGTTATTACAAATGAGCGGTTAACTGTCGGCAGTACATCCCATGTAGGCGCTTGTGCTACTGAGTCAAAATACCAGAAATAAGACCATACAGTTTTATCGGTGCTATCTGGCGTAATTGATGGATTGCCTACTAGCATGGCGTTTGCTAATGAAACGCCGTCTAATACCGGGCATATTGACTTACCCTCTAAGAACTTTTTGCCTTGCACTTCGATAGTTCTGCCTGTTAATTCAGCACCAGATGCACCGCAAAAAGCAAACTTGCCTTTAACTAATACTAATGCTTTCTCAGGTTTTGGCTTATCCTGAGTTAGATAAATAGCACCTATTGTGACTATTATCGCTACTGCTATAATGATTTTTTTCATAACTTTTTAGTTGCATTATAATAATACCTAATCGCAAAGCCTCCCGAAACTATGGCAACCAATGAAGCTACCAGAGTTACTAAAGGCTGAAAATTGGCTATGCTTAGCAAAGCACTTGAAATGCTTACTATGGTTGCTGAATCAGCTAGATTGTGGTTTGTCATCTTTAATCTGCGGTTGTAACTGTTTAACTAATTCTGCGGCTACTGATTTAACTTGAATGTGCGGACTTGTGCTTTGCTCTATTACTGCTAATACTGCCTCCCATTCTTGTACTGTTAATTCAACTTTTAACTTTTCTGGTTGTACTGCTTCTTTGGTTTTCATGTTTGTTTTTTTGGTTTGGTCAAATATAGTTATTCTAAATTATTATCAGTCGGTATTGTCGGCTCAGTTTCAGGCTCATTCGTAACTTCTGGTACTATCGGCTCAATAGGTGCTATTCCTTTTAGTAAATCTATTTCGGCTTTAAGTTCTTGGATTGCTTTTACTAATACAGGTATTAAATCTTGATAATTTAAAGCTAAACTTTCCTCTTCCTCTTCATTTTTTATTCTAAATACTGCTTCAGGATATACTTTTTCTATATCTTGTGCAATTAAAAATAATCTTCTTTTATCTTTATCATCAGTTTTATATTTACCAATAATTGTCCTAACCTGAGATAAATTATCACAAGCATTTACTATTGGTTCAATTATATCTTTTGAATTTTCATCAGATAATGAACCCCATGAAGTACCTCCATTTGCTAAAACAACTCCATTTGTATTACTGATAATTCTTATTTCAGCACCACCTCCTCCATTTGCAGTAATATAATTTGCACTATTTCTTCCAAAAAATAATTCAGCTCCTGAACTTCCAATAGTAAAATTTGCAAGTGAACCTTTTACTATAACATCACCACCTGATGTGATACGCATACGTTCAGTAGCGTTACTCCTTAAAACAAAATCTACATTATTTCCTGGTCCAATAATCGCAATACCTGTACCAATTGGTTCAAGATTTATTTGTGCATTTGTGTTACCTGATAATGCAGCAACATTTAACTGTGACACTGTATTACTTAAAATATGCAAAGGGTTTGTTGGACTTGTTGTTCCTATACCTATTCTATTATTTGTACTATCTACATATAAAGTATTTGTGTCAATAGTTAAATCACCACTAAACGTAGCACTTGTACCACTTAATGCTCCTGTAAGCGTACCTCCTGTTAATGGTAAGTAACCACTTAAAGCAGATGTCAAAGCTAAAGTACCTGTCGCTGATGGTAGCGTATAGGTGTACGTTCCGTTTGTAATAGTTGAATCTAATCGTAATTGACCTAAAAAATACCCCTTACCTGTGGCGTATAAACTTAATCCATTTGATGTTAAGCCACTACCTAAAGTCAAAGCATAGTTACCGCCATATCCTGGAGGTATTTGCGCACCGCCATCATACTCGCCTATTGCTGATAATCCGTAAACTTGCGCACCTCCAATTACATAAATATCATTATTTAAAGTTTTAGTACCTGCAAATGTTTGAGTTCCTGTGGTAACAACACCTCCAAATGAAGCATCAGCAGGTTGTAGATTTAATACTGTGCCTGTAATTGTCGCAGCATTTGCATTAGGAACTGCCCCAATAGCTGAAAGCGATAGCACTCCACCATCAGCATAATTAGGAATATTTAACGTATTTGATACTAAAGTCGCAGCACCTGATGTTCCAGTTGTAGTTAGTGTAATCGTACCCTGCTTTCCATTGATCTGGTTTTGTACTTTGCCAAATGCTGCTAAGATAGTATCAGCTGCCACTACTGCGCCTCCTGTGACTGATAACCCTGTTAATAGCTTTGCCGTTATCCTAGCATCCGTAACAATCCCTGCTACTGTCGTTCTGTACGCTATGTTATCACCTGTTATGGCAATAGGTATTATATTAGCATCTGCAACCGCTCCCGGCAATGCAGTAAAATCCTTTAAATAAACTCCATTTATAACTGGCATAATATTTTAATTTACAAATACATATTCATCACCACCGTTATCAACATACACACCCGCATTTTGCGCCCAGACATAGTAGTTAATCTCGGCATCTACTATCGCCCCATAGCCTGTAATAACTCCTGTAAATTTAACAAAATCTTCGCTAGTTCCACTAATCTCTAAAGATTCCAGAAATCCCTCACCTGCATCGCCCTCATTCGTATCTGTGTTAATCATTGACCAGTCCATCATAGTCCTAGACCTGCCTAAATCTTTTAGCTGATCCCAACCTATTATTGCCTGATCTGTCGAATAAACCGCCTCAAAACTAATCGAATAAGAATGCAACTGTGGTAACTGCTTCTGAGCCATATCTTGCGTAGATTTGCAAGTTTTAATAAAGCTGATGCTCTCAGCTAGATTATTACTAAGCAAACACCCTACAGGCGTATCGTTTATATAAAGCATTAAATCAGTCATAGCCTGTTATATTTCCACTAAATTTAATAAAATCCTGCACCTCACCTACTATCTCTAAATTCTCTATAAATCCTTGCCCTTGCTCACCCTCTATGCCATCGCCTGTAATTTCCCAATCTATCTTAACTCTTTCAAGCGATTTTAAGCCTGTCCACGACATTATATTATTGTCGGTAGTCATAACACCCTCAAAGGGTATAGAGTAGGTGTAGAGCCTCCCTAATTGCGTCTGACCGCCTGACTGTGTTGTCTTGCACGTTCCTAGAAAGGAAATCTGCTCTGATCTACTAACAGAGGTTAAACAACCTACTGGCATATTGTTTATAAATAGCATCATGGTCCTGCTTTTACAGTTACTCTAGTTGTCGCTCCGTAATCTGGCACTAAGGTATAATCCAGAGCAATTTCATCATCTGTTATCCTACCTAAAACTGCTTTACAGATATTCTGCTGCAAGTCATAAGTTAGGCTTAAATTCATAAAGTAACCCTCTATTAAATTAATTGACCACCTCTGCAAAGGATTAAAATATCCAAATATAGAACCCTCAAATCTTACAAATGGTCCTGCATATAGTCTTTGTTTTTCTTCAACTGCAATCCGTAAAAATTCTTTATTAGCCTCATAAGGCTCTGCCAGAATACTCTCAGATATGCCACGCCTTACCCATCGTTCTGTTAAAGTCACCTGATCATCCTGATAAATAGCACCAACATACATCTTATTAGGACTATCGCCATTAAAGACATTAATAGTTTCTGGCACAAAAGTAAACTTGCCTGTTTGAGTAGCCGTATGAATCTCACCTATTTCATCTCCAAAATCTAAAAATACATAGGCAGAAATTCTAGTATAAACTATGTTATATACTGTGCCTGATGGTGCTAATATTCTAAAAGTAACATTTCCACTTATAGGCACTGGATTAGATACAATTGTTTCCGTACCTCCTGCTCCTATTTGACTTCTAAGCTGATAATAATTTATTCCTGGCTCTACTGGAGTTATTGCCCATGAGCCGTCTGCCTGTAAATAATGAGTGCTTAAGCCATCGTATAAACTAATCACAAAATTCATATCTGTACCAAATAGAGGATTTGGATTTTCATATTCAATAACAAACTTTACTCGCTCTTGTACAGTTATATTTAATGTTACGGGTATTAAATTATTATTTTGGTAATAGTCTGTCAATACAGGGTAAGTGCCACCCGTAGTGTAAAATATTACTCCGCCAGTAGGGTACAAACCTGCATACATTGTGCCTGTTTTAGTGTAGCCGGGAATAGTTACAAAAGCACAAGGACCAATAGGATCGCCTCCGCAGGTTTGACCTGCACCTAATAGATTAGGATTAGCTAACATTTCATCCGTATTTTCAATCTTGCCATATAGATAAGACATTGACGCATTTTTGTATGGTCTATCAATCATTTTCATCTGGTCGGTATTGATATGAAAATAAGGAGCTGCAATAATTCCCTCACTCTCGCCACCCAAAACCAAATCTAGATTTTCTGTTACTGTCGGCTGATCATAAATCCTGTACCCATCTAAATATCTTCTAAATACTAAGTCACCGTCAACTGCTAACTCTGTCGGTCTATAAATATACCATTCGCCTCCGCTTTGTACCATTACCGCAGTCCATTCCTCTAGTATTGATCTAAGCACATCTTCACAGTTCATTGGCGTAAACTGGTCATCTTTTAGATAGCGCTCTGCATTTACATAAGCCATATCAAAAGGATCATAAGAATCGCCTTGCGTCATGCTAGTTTCATAAATATTAACGCAAGTATTAAGCACTAAACTAGGTGCATCTAACCTGACTAGACAGGCTTCTATTACCTCAATAAAACTCTGCTTACCTAAATAAAAGTTTCCATCGTTCTGCACATAACTTAAGTTTTTAAGCAACCCTAATCCATCAACTGCATTTACAGATATAACATAAGGTGCAAATGTAAATGATTCCTGACATCCATCTGGAATGATAAAGCCTGACCAGATTAAAGTCCCATTTCTAAATATTTCTACTAAAAACTCCCTTTCGTTTTCTGTATATAAATCCTCTAGTTCAAAGTCCTCAGTTGCTATTAGATTTAACGTACACTCAGAACCAATAATAGGCTCTAGCTTATTGCTTGATGTATTTTGATAGTTAATCTGTATAGGATTCTGTTGAGCCTGAATTTCTGTTGCTGAACCTGCATAATCCAGTTGTGAAATATCACAAGAATACTCATCTGGCGTACCATTGATAATCCGAGTATCTCTATCAGCGTAAAACGTAAAATAATATTTTTGCGAATAACTCATGGTCCGAACCTCTGTAATTTAGCACCTGCTCTGTTTAAAACACCGATTAAGTTAGTACCTGAAATCTCAAATACAACACGACCACCACCAAAGTCCTGAGCAGATCCTGCGGCACTTGTGCTGATTGTAGATGATGCTTGTGGTATAGGTGCTTGTTGTTTCTTTTTAAATAAGGATGCAATCCCTGCTATTGCAGCAACCCCGGCTAAGATAGGTAACAATGGACTAGCAGCAGCAACTGGTGCAGTAAGAGTTGCGGCTGAACCCAATATGCCTCCAGTTGATTTAGCAATATCTGCTAAAGGCGCAGCTTTTTTACTTGCACCAAATAGCCCTGCAATACCTGCTATTAAACCGCCACCTTTTTCAGTTTTACCGCCTACTGATCCTAACAGTTTTAAAACGCCCTGAGTTGCTTCACTTGCAATTACTGATAAAAAAGTATTTTTGATTGCTTGACCTAAAGCCGAGAAAGAAAAATTACCATTCATTAATATATCATCAAAGAATGTCTTAAATGATGTACCTAACTGAGGCAATAAATCAAACTTAATATTATCCTGTAATATCTGGAATGGAGTGTAAAGTTGCTGACCTATATTATTAGGTATAAAACTTTTTGTACTTAATAAAGTATTTATATCAATTAACGGCTTACCACCGCTTAAAGTTTTTGCAATATCTTTTTTACCTGTTTCTGCAATACCTTTAAAATCATTAATTAAAGCAAAGAATCTTCTTTTTTCTTTTTCGGTTTCTTTTAACTTTTCACCTGCTACGCTTCCGCTAATTTTACCGCCTTTTAATACCTCAGCAGTAGCTGCCTTTTGCAGTTGGATATTTTGCTCAGTAAGTATATTAGTATCGGTTAATAAATTATTCTTAAGTTTTGTTAACTCATTTTCCTGAAAACCTGCTTTTAGATATTGGTTTAAAATATCTCTTTGCTGAGATGTTAAAATATTAGCTTCTTGCTTTGCTAATAAATTCTGGCTATCAACCTGAGCCTGTAATTTCTTTTGCTTAGTCTGCTCAGCAACTATTTGAGTAGTTAAGTCAATTACTTTTTGCTCATTTTCTAACTGTCTGGTAGAGTTTTTAGTAATTAGATCAGCTGCGGCTCTTGCTCTAGCAGTTGCCAGAATAGATTGAGTTAATGAATCGTAAGCAGTTTTTGTTTTATCGGTTGCTGATGTTTCAAATTTTAAATTGCCAAAATATGCAGGATATAACTTTTGTATTTCCTTATATGCTTCTTTTCTTTTTTCAAGCGGTAAAGCTGCATTCTGATATTGGTCGTATAATAGCTTTATAGTAGTTAATTCAGATGCTGCACTTTGCCCACCTTTTAACCTTGCCTGGTCAACTTGATTTAACGAATTAATATATTCGTCTGTTACTTTTTTAGCGACAGTAACCTCTTTATTTGCTCTTTGTTGATATTGCTGATAAAATAGAATACCTGCTGATACAACTGATAAAGCAATACCTAATCCGGCAGGACCGATTAAAGATTGCCCTAATGCTTTCAATGCAGAGCCAGTACCGCCTGTTTCTGCTTTTAATCTACTAAAACTTTCTAATAATGGATTTAAGTTGTTTTGTATACCAATAAATCCAAAAGGTGCATCCTGAGCAACTCTGCCTAAGTTAGTTAAGGCAAAGGCAGCAGAGTTAGAACCTTTAACAACTGCGCCACCCAGAACTCCTGCGCTCTTAGATGCTTCGGCTGCAAATCCTTTTAATTTGCTTTCCGCACCCTTTAAGTCCTTATCTAATTGCCCTAAAGGTGCGCCAATAGGTATCTCAATTCCTTGCATCTTCTAAATATTTAAGCATCGCCTTATTCATTTGATCTTTGATAATATCCATGTCTGCTATCTCATCATTCTCGTAGATAAAAGACATAAACTTCTTAAAACTGGGCATCCCTTTATTTACGTGCACTCTCATTCCGTTCCACGTAGACCAACCGATTCGCTCCCAGTCTTTTTTTTCTTTATTAAAAAAGCCTTGACACTTTAGAATATATTGATTCCAGGTCAAGGCATAAAAGTCATCAGGCATCAAACCGAGTTCTCCAAAAGCAAAAGTCAACACATCTTTATTCCAATTTAACTTTCCTGTTTGCTTTTTTTTTGTTCGGTTACCTCTGTATTTAATCCTAACACTCTAAAGACTTCCTTAGATACTGTAAGGATAAACTCACCACCTGAGCCTCCAGAGTTATCAATCCAATCATGCACATCAAACTCCGTAAAGTCTATGATCTCGCCTTTTTTTAATATAGGGTAAGCCGATGCATGATAAATAAACACTCTCAGGAACGGCAGTAATTGCTTACCTAACAAGTCTGATAGATCAGTCACCGATGCGTCAAAGTGAGTAAGCGTCTGCTCTAAAGCATAATTGCCAAAGAACATCTGCCTATCTACCTCACCTATTTTGTACGTTAAATGTCCCTCCATTTAGTAACCAGGGTATGGATCAGTTGTCGTAATATCGCCGTCACCTAGCAAAGTGCCAGTAAAGGTAATAAACTCACCCTCTGCGCCTGTAATCTCTAAAGCACTAAAGTAAGCATAGCCAAACTGCGCACTAAAGTTAGGATCTTCTTGACCATTTGTAAGTAGTAAAGCCACCTGAAACTCAGTCAAAGTCTTTGCCCTTGCAATTGTGCTTATACGATCCCATGATGCTTTTGCAGTATCGCCACCTGCACCTGCCGTATCTGTGAAAACACCCTCAAAAGGTATCTCAAAAGAATAGGTTGTCGGTTTGCGTCTGGTCACTCCAGGATCGCATTTAGTTACTGTCTCAGCAAAATCCCATGATTCGCTGATGCCGTTTGAAGTTAAACACGCTACTGGTTTCCATGCGCCACCTGTGCGAATGTAGAGCATGAATAGACTTCCTGCATAAAATTGTTCTGCTGCCATTTTAAGTTCTATTTAATTTGTGTTGAAAAGTTAGTATGTATTGAAATATGTTTTCTGTTTCTGTTTCTAAAATTACCTCATTTGTTAATAGTTGTAAGGTTTCAACATTTATAAAGTTACTCAAAGTTAAATTAGTAACTTGAATCCTATTTTGTATCTCTTCACTTATTACCATTGCAAAACTTAAATCGCCATTGCCATTAGGGTATTTAGTGACTATCTGCACATTTATAGTACAAAGATAGTAATATCCGCACTTTGTCTGCTCTTGCAATCTTGTTTGACTAGATAAAATTACATATTTAGCCGGTACATTCTTTAAAGGTGCTGATTTACTGTAAACAGGTATAGTAACGCCACCAACTATTAAATTGGCTAGAGCGCTCTTATATGCGTTTAGTATTGATAAATTAGCATCTTTCATTTCTCAAATGTAATTATTTTTTTGCATTATATTTTCGTGTTTCAACTTCCAATACTTTTCTTAAAGTTTTAGGATATTGCTGAATGCCCTCTAAATAGCTAGGTATTAAATATGGTCTAGGTTTTAATCCTTTTCTTAATATTGATACTGCTATAATGTAAGCTAATTTTGAATCTATACCTTTTCTGGCACACCATTCTCTAATAGCATCTAAAAAACTATCAAAATTACCACTTTTTTTACCTCTAAATTCAGATGCCATTTGCTCAAATCCTTTAGGTATTGCTACTCTTGCACCTGTCCCAAATTCTACAAATGCAGCATAAGGAGTATTAGCAAATACAAAGGAAACATTATAACCTACTCTGGCAGTTGTTTTACCTATGGATTGCCTTAACTGTCCCTGATCTACTGGCGCTCTTAATTTAGCTTGATTAGCAATATCTTCAGCAGTTGAATTAGTTACCGCAACTGCTAACCTATTAGCATCATGACCAAAGGCTGATATTTGAGATAGTAATTTAGAAATATCTATTTTAGCTGCCATTATTATCATCCGTGACGGATGCCAGTATCTCATAAAATCTGAATGTATCATCTACATTCCTAATTGAATGAATAGTGAAAAAATTTAACTCATACAGAATCCTCATGTCCTTTGTAGGTGCAAAGTCTTTTCTATAACGAATTGTAAACCTAAAGACCTGATTTATGACTTGTTCTTGCGCTTGTAACTGTCTATTGCCATCGTATGGCTTTATATTTGACCATGTAGCCAAAACAGGCACAAACGTAATCACGTAATCCTGATAGGCATTTTCAACTGATGTGAACGTGCCAAATGTAATGCGCTTATCTAATCTGCCCGGATTCATTAGAATAGAGTTATGCGTCTGTATGGAGAAAGTAACAAAGTTGCAATCGTAGGCATTCCAACAACTGGATTATCCCTGTTCTCATAATAGTAGGCTATCATTTCTTTAATTGCAGTTTCTATATCATCTGGCACATCTGATCCGCCCTCATAATTCCATCCATAACCTGCTACAAACGTAACTGTATTAAATCCCGCCGTATCTGAAATGACCTCTGTAAAGCCTTGCGTTTCGATTGTTTCAAATGTTAGCGCAACCATATCAGGATCTACCACAGTTTCAACTGAGATCAAAGGGTACTCATATATTTTAACTGCTCCAGAAACAGGCGTAATTAAACTCATTTGCCTTTGCCATAATACTTGTAGCGTAAACTGTTCAGCTTGATTTACCGCAGATTTTATCAATGAGGTAATTAATCCATCTTCTATTGTATAGTCTAGGTCTAGTCTTAGATACATTTTTGCATCTGCTAGGCTCACTACATTTAACTGGTCCATTCTCTTTAGGTTTAAAAGGTTGTTTTAAATACTCTTTTTTTTCCATTATATAATCGCTAAATTACATATTTTATTTAACCAATTTTCAAACTTTGGCAATTCCTTGACAGGATCTAATTCTTTTGCCCTCTCTAAAGGCGTTTTCTTAGTCTGTATTGTATCTATGTTACTAATAGCATCTATCCATCCATCTATATTGTTCCTCTCAACGAATATCCCTGCATCTGCGACGCTATCTCTAAAGCCTAGTATATCAGAGCAGATAACAGGAATATTGCAGCACAGAGCTTCTATTTGAGCCATGCCATAACTCTCATACTCACTAGGTGCTATTAGCACTTTAGTCATTGCCAGATATTTGCGCACATCATCAATTAAAGGTACATATTTTATATTCCTGACCTTTTCGTCTTTGATCTGATGATAGTAACCGCCTTGCACCGCTAGAAACTTTGTTTTAGGCATTCGCTTGGCTATGTCAATTAATATCTGACCGCCTTTGTTTTCGTTATGGTTTATCAGCGTCACGTACTCAGCATCTGGTCTAGCAGTTGAGTAATCTCTGTAATTAATCGGCGCATATAGCGTATAGGTTTCCTGATTGTAGTTTAATTCTCGCTTTGTGTTCTCGCAGTTGTAAACTGTATAAGTATTTGGTCTGATATTAACCTGCGGATAACCTACGTTATTATGAGCAAAGTTTATAACCTTTTTAGCTTGCAGCCTTTGTTTATTCATTGCATAGTAAGTGCCTGACAGTTGACAAAACACTAGATCTGCCCAGTCCCATAAATCATTATGACATTGCTTGTAATTGTCTTTAGCCTTGTAAACCTGTATGCCCTCGTAGGTATAATTCTCTGGGCATCTAGTAACTGCCTTAACCTCATGACCTTTGCTTATTAGATAGGTTACAACCCGATGCAAATAGATTTCAGATCCTGCTCTCTGATGCGGTAAGTATATGCCTGGACTTAGTAAAATGTTCATCTAAATAATTGAGTTTGTGCCATGTGGTTATTAATTCGTTTCATAGCCTGATCAAAATATTCCTTATCTAATTCACAAGCCGTTAAATCAAATCCATAATCATGACAGGCTATTGCTATTGAACCTGATCCTAAATGAGTATCAAGTATTTTATCGCCTTGTTTTCCGTATTTGTCTAATAGCCATTTGTAAAGTGCTATTGGCTTTTGTGTTGGGTGTATTCGTTCTTCATCGGCTACAAATCCAGTTAATATTTGTATAGATACATAATCAACTTTTTTCTGACCTGAAACACTTGCTATTTCACATTGGCTTAAAGTATTTCCGCCTCTGTTTTTATACCAAACCAACGCACCGCCTTCGTTATTAAATGAGTTGAAGTAATTAGCACCCCAAATGATTTGTTTTTTAGATACTCTTTTCAGTTCCGCAAAATATTCATCACTTGGTATATTATCATCCCATTTCATTTCTTTATGAACCCTTTCAAGTTTACCTTTTTTTGCTCCACTTGAAAATCCGATAAAAGTATCTCCAATTCCGTATGGTGGGTCAACTATTGCCAAATCAAAATACTTATCAGGATAACGTGCCATTAATAGCATATTATCTTCGTTTGTTATTGTCATGTTACAGGAATAAACAGATATGGTCTTTGTATCTTTAATGTTCTGCCATCGTAATTATGCAGATCGCTTCTATGGTAGTGAATAGCTTGTATTCTTGTAGCCGGATTATAAAGCGCATAACCTGCGCTATGTAACTCATAAGCAATCCGATTATCACAACCCGGTATGCCTAAATAAAAGTCACAAAAATTAACATTGCGCATCTTGCCTTTAAATATCCAGACATCCTGACTAAAGCGCTCATTGTGTAACTTTAAGCCACCTATCTTATCATCCCACCTGCTTAACGCTATGCATTGCCGTTCATTTAAAGTCAACTGCCTCAGCGTATGATTAAAATAAATATCTGTATTTGCGACCATTGATATATCATCCCTGCTTGTGACTGTTCTATCTATCAGATTAAAAAAGTCCCTGTATGTAGGTCGCTGAAATGGTATAATTACTAATTTGTCAGAATTTGGCAACTCTACAAATCCATCAACAAAGAGATAAATTTTATCTATAAGCTGATTCTCTATGTTCTTATTCAGGCAGTAGATTAATTCTTTTTGCCTGATTGCGCTTTTATCGGTATAAATTGAAGTAAATAAATTAATCATAAATAGCTATGCCTGTACCTGTATGATGTCCTATATGTGTTAAATCGTATTTTTCGTTTTTTAATCCATTCCAGAAATTACTCATTTCATTGTTTAAATGAATGTCATCAAACATGACTAAGCCTTTGTAATCAATCTCTAGCAGATGATCAGCAAACTCCTGCTCAAACTCGCCATCGTGGTAAGTATCTAGCATAATAAAAGGACTTGCAATCTCATACTTCAAAACATTGCCTTTTATAAATTCTATGTTAGGTATTTTAATATCCTCAATCTCAGGCTGATGCTCAATGTCATAGCTGATAACTTTATTCTTTTTATTAAATGACAAAGCTATGGCAGAACTACCCTGATAACTTCCAATGTCCAACAAAGTAACTCCGTTAACTAAAGTGCTGATATAAGCTAACAGTCTGTAATGTTCTAGACCTGCATCCATGTAAAACCAGCCTTTGGGGAATCCCAAATCATCCGTACTTTTTAGATACTTAGACAGGTTGATTGCATTTAACTCCTCTGCGCTTACTTTTAATATTTTATCAATCATACTGCTTTAGTAAAAGGTTGTAATTTTTATGGTATTTATCTATGGCATGATAACCTACTGAGCCATACTCAAACTCGGTTTCAACTGCAAACTTATTGCAGGTTGCCTTATCGGGTAACTTATAGCCTAATTCACGCATCTTATTAGTAAAGTAAATATCTTCATTGCCATCTTTTTCCATGCCTTTGTACGGATGCTTTGCGCATATCTCATACATTAGCTTTGGATTGCGTATGCTTAGACCTCCATTCATGCAACCCGGTATGTTCTTAATCCACGATCCTATAAAGTCCCATTCTAAAAAATCTTCAATGCCATCTTTTAATAATCCTGAATCATGCTGAAATATTAGCACCCTATCATATCTTGATCCTCGCCAAAAGTTAGGATTAGTTAGTATAGAGTTATATACTCTAGGCGTTTTTATGTAATAAATGCCACCTGCATAAGGCGGTTGAATATGTAGCAAATCCCATGACTTAGGTATAAACCTTTTATGTCTTGCGATTGCTTCCTGAGCCACATCTTCCCGGTCATCTATAATTATAGCTGCGTTCATACTAAAACCTTGTTATAATTATGGTGACTCTTTAAATAGCTAGGTAAAATTGATTTATCAAATGGCACAGGATTCCATAAGTTCAACGCTACGCAATGCACATCATTAAACTGCTTATTAGGTTTCCATTTATAGAAACAATCATTTAACCAGTCTTTTCTAACCTCGTGAGCATGACCGAATACATTATACTTGTATCTCATAATCGGCTCTGGCTGACAGGTGCTAAAATGATAAATAGTCTGCTTTAGGTTTAAATCCTGTGTATGCTCTTTCCTATGCAAATTTTCTAATCGTATCGGTCTAAAGCCATCATAACAAGCATAGTCAAAAGACCGCCAGAAGTTTACAAAACCATCAATGCCATAAAAGCGATCTACGCCCCAATAAGCATATTCAAAAGACTTCTGTAATTCATCTGATTTATAAACTTCGTCTGAATCTACTGTAAGTACCAGATCATAGCCATCAGAGTATTTATACTTGACTGATCTATGCTCACTCTCAGCGCCATATCTGTCTGCCCTGTCCCAAATCATTTTATCTTTTAATACATCCTGACAAATGCTAAATATATAACCCTCTGAATCTGGACATTGCAATAGCGTTCCATGACCTTGACTTGGCATCATGCTATAAGCAATTACCATTTTATCAACATGATCTACAACCGACATAAGAGCCTCACGCAAGTAATCACCTGCATAGTGTATAGTCATAAATCCTAAAACTTTAATTTTGCTCATATATCTCTAATAAATTCTTTACCATTTTATCAAATGTATAATTAGCCTTGACAAACTCATTGCCTTGCTTTGCTATAAGATCCCGCTCCTCTTTATGGTCATCTAGATAGTATCTTAGCAATACCATTAAATCATATAGACTATTCCATGTCCTAACGTGAACATGATCTATAAAAGGCATATTAGGATAGGCTTTGCATAAACAGAACGCACCAGAACCTAGTATCCTATAAATCCTATCTGAGCTATATGAATCTTCGTCATAATGGCTTAGGTTAATGGCTATCTTTGTAGCTCTGTATGCTTTTGATTCCTCTGCCTGTGAATGGTTATAGTTACCGGCTACATTAAACCAGTTATTGCCGTAAACGCCATACTTATCGCCAAAATGTTTATGTAGCATAGTATTCATGTCTATTCGCAACCTGCTTAGCGGAAATTTATCGCCACCGTAATTATTACCAAAAAAAGAAATCTCTCTGCAATTACCTATCTCGCCCTCTGGCTTGTATATCTCAGGATCGTAACCTATCTCTAAATATCCGCCGTTTACTACGTTTGCAACATCTCGCATATTAGAAAACAAAGTCTTATCTATATAAGGTGACATTGCAATCATCCATGCAGGAGTCTCATTTCGTATGTCGCCGTTCCAGTTACAAATCCATGCACCTGTTTCACGCATAGCCTTTACAGTTTCTATATGAATAATGTTAGGACTTTGTATCTGCATAAATATAATATCAGGCAAAAACTCTCTGGCTATTCTTATCGCTTCTTGGTTTACATCCTTTGCCCCTGTGGATAACTCTATGTAATCAGTACAGTTAGCTAGAAACGCTTTACGTGCTGAATCATTTGGCGGAGGTGCTACCATTAACCCTAAGTGAAAAATTCTCATACTTTACGGATATTATCCCAATCTCTCAGGAAATCTAAAATTGATGGGTAATTCATACGACCTGCACCGCATTTTCTGCGGACATGAATCCAACCATTTATAACGCCAATACAGATAACATACTGCTGATTCTTGTATAATCCTGCTTGACCTATAAAATTGGCTTTAAACATATTAATTAGTGCAACTGCAACTGTATGCAGGTAATTGTGAATCTAATTCAAATAAACTCATTTGATTTTTAGAAATATCTAACAAACTTTGATAGCTAATATCTTTAAAATAAGTAGCTCCTATTTCTTTTTCATCTGCAATCCATTTATCAGCAAGTTCTGGGTAATGTTGTAAAATTGTTATAATAGATGATTTGCCTTTTAAAAAGCATAAATCACAATTACCTAAAATTGATGGTATCTCTAAACTGTAATCTTTAGATAACCAATATTGATTAACATCTGCTTTGCTTATACCCATATTATAAAGCGGAAATTTAGGTAATACTTTTTTATGAAATTGCTTGTACCCTTTTACTCTGCGTTCCTCATCTGACCTAAATCCTATATAACTTTCAAATGCTTGTATGCCTATTGACCTTAAATATCTTTTAGCAGTTTTTATCTTTAATTCAGTTGTGCAAATTCTCATTTGCTGATTAGGTAAAAACTTTACTTTTCTGACAAAAGCATCAAACTTACCCTTGTAGCTTATACGAGTGACTTTAATGCCCTCGTATTTTTCAAAGTCATCTATAAACTTGTATGTCAATGGATGCTCTCTGCCTGTATCTGTAAATAAAACAATATCGTTTTCTGTTGGCTTTAAAAGAATAGTCATTAATGCTGATGTTTTACCACCTGAGAAATTGATTACCCTTTTCATAAAGCAAAGTTAATTATTTATATAACATAAAATAATAAAAAAAACCTGTCAAATTAATGACAGGCTTTCTTCATTAAACCAAAAAAACTAGCTTGGATTTGCATTAAGTGAACCAGTCACAAATGCATCTGTGTAGTAGATAGGTAGAGCAATACGACCTTCAACACGAACTGTAATCTTGTTTTCACGAACGTTAGTACCATCCTCCTCAAAGAAACGAACAATCGGATTCTCACGTACAAATAGTTGAGCACCTTTAGCCCAGTCGCCTACTAAGTACTTAGAATCGCTCATTGCAGTAGACTTAAAGATTGGAACTCCAGAGATAAACAACTGACCATTAACTAAGTCAACTGCAACTCCGCCTGGTAGCGTATAATCATTTGTAGTGCCTCTAGTAAGCATCAAAGCATAGAACTGCTCTGGACTTAAAAGAATACCATTTGCAGAGTGGTTGTTTGACTCAATTTGTGCAACTGAATCTAGTAACTTCTCAACCTGAATAGTACGAAATCCTGAGTAAGCCTCAGCGTTAGTAATCAAACCACCTAATTGAGGCGATGTACCTGTACCGTTTAATAGTTGATTATCCTCAGCATCAAGATATTGCTCTAACAAACGAGATTGTAGATAAGAACGCATAGCTGAGATGTCATCTAAAGCCTTACGAGTAATACGCAAGAATCCTGCAATAAACTCAGATGGTGCAACCTCCTCAGTCAAATCATAATCAATCTGTGACTTGTTACCAGAGTTATCTAAGAACGGAGAAACAGAACCCTCAGAACCTGTCTCCTGTAAGTAGTGAATTGCAGAAGTAGTCATAACGCCAGTAGGCAACAATGCTCTGATGTGCAACTTACGTGGTGCAGCAGGAATAATGCCCGGTAGCATCTGTACGTTAGCAGCAGCTAAGTCAGTAATGTTAGCTAGTGACATATCACCAACTGTCTTTAACTCCATTGCAAATTGCTTGATTTCTTTTCTACGGAATTTCTCTAAGTTATCAGAGTTTTCATCCATTGCAGTAGCAAATGCCTGATTGAAAGAAACTGGCGATGCCTCTTTAGCATCCATTTTAATTCTGTTTGCTTCTGAGTTAGCCTCTAGCAATGCTTTATCCATTGCATCAATTCTAACCGATGTAGATTTTTGCAATTCCTCTAGCTTAAGATCAGCTGCCTTTGTAGCTTCGCTGATAGCGTTTGCGATGATAGCCTTAGCCTCATCAATTGTTTTGGCTTTGTTTGCATCTAGCAACTCCTGAGCCTTTAATTCTAAATTGTCCATTTTTACTTTTCTAAATGTTTTATTAATTCTGTTAATATATTCGGCTCATCTTTTACTGGAGTGACTAATGTCGGCTCTGCTTCCGATAGTGAATTTTTACCTAATGTGAACGCTTCTAGTTGGAATTGCTTTAATGCTATTTCCAATCTGCCAAAGCCCTCATCCGTCAAGCTACCATCTTTTAATAGCTTAATCATTTTACCAATCTGATCGTTTATCTCTGCCATTGTTAAGGACTTAAATCCCATAAATGGAGTTTCTGGATTAGCACCCAGAGTAACATTTGATCCCTCGTATAACTTAATTTCTTTAATCATGCGCATTCCTGTATTCTGATCATAGTCAGCTTTCATAGTGCTAAAACCGATTGAATGCTGAATTACAATACCCTCTGCATAAAGAATCATTGCATCTCTGCCGTAGCTTGTAGGTGCAATTTTACTCTCAAAGTATATACCTCGCTCCTGAGCCTCTAAAACCATAGGCTTACCATGCGGCTGAGCGTAGTTATGCTGATTTAAAAAGAATATCTCGTTAGATCCTTTTGGTCCACGCTCTGCGATTGTCTTAGTTGCAGCACCCGGCATGATAATATCATCATCATAATCCATATTCCCAAAACTTGCAAAGTAGCCTGTAACTGTCATCCTATCGGAATCCATGTCTTTTATCTCGGCTTTGTAATTCTTATACTCTAATAATCCTTTCATGATTAAAAAATTTTATGTAAATATACTATTCATTATCTATTTCTTTTAATTTTCTTATTGCCCATTCTACGCCTGCCGTTCCGCCCCATGCATCCCACATTAAACCACCGCAACCCTCTGTATAAGGAACATCTGCATGTTGCTGATGTCTTTTAAATGATGCCATTCTAGCGATTGTATCTCTTGACAGAGGCTCTCTATTAGCTAACTGTCTGGCTCTAGCTTTGCCCACAGGCGTTCCGCAGTCGCCCCATCCGTTTGCTTCAACCCATTTTAAGGCACGTTTAGCATTATTTACCGCTGCCTCTGGATAATCATTATAGGTTTTAGCTTTTCTCATATACTCAGGCGTTCTCGGTTTTAGTATTGGCAACCCATCAGCATCCTTTATAGCTTCAGTTGCCATAACGCATCGGCAATTTACAACCTCAGCAGCAGGTATTTTATTTAAAGCAGTACCGACATCACCAGGATACATCATTTCAGTAATTACATTAGTTTTCGGATTTCTAAGCGTAAAAAACTGATTTAATCCTATTCTATCCTGAGTCATTGCTAAGTGCGAAAGTCTAGTGCGCTTATCTTTTGTATTAATCCAGAACTTTTGCACCTCGTAATCAGAGCTTCTAGCGCCCTCATTTATCCCATGATTTGCAGCAGTTGTAGATTCAGTTCTAGCAATTACTAAAGACCTTGCTCTGTTAAATGCAGGATCATTTAGCGTTTCCTCGAATAGCTTTGCCTGTTCTCTACGGCTTAAATTTTGCCCTAAAATATTAGCTAATAAGTTGTTAATAATATCCTTAGTTGTATTATCTATTCCCTGAACTTTAGTACCTCCTATAAGCCTAAAATAGTTTACCATTTCTTCGTACCATGCAGCATTAAAGAAATCTATAATAAAATCCTTTTTGTTTTTAGGTACTGAATTACGAATCCAATCGTATGAGAATGTAGCTGCCGATACGCCGACCTTTGTATAAATCTTTTCTAATCCAGAATACAAAGGTTTTTGCTGAACTAGAAACTGTATGTATAAATCGATGTTATCAAAGTTATCTTCATTCACAAAGTCAGCAACTACACCTGTCTGGTCATCTAAAGCCTTTTTAATTATAGGGTAAGCATAAGCCTCATATTCCTTATGTAGCTTTAGATAGGTCTTATGGTATTTAACACTACTTGCCATTGATTGTGGCATTGTTATAAGCCGCATCTAAAGATAATTCCTCAATAGGTACTAAGTTAGCCGGTACGTAAATCTTGCCCATATCTACTGAACTAATCTTATCGTACCCTTGCGCAATACGTTTTTCGTCTGGAGTTATCCAATAGGAGTTAGCTAACCAATTAGTTAGCATTTCCATATCTTCCTGCATCTCAGGATAAGAACTAAAATCAAAGTCAAAGTAATATTGCTTACCATATACTTTAGCGTATGGCTCACAGACAAACTTATTGATTGCATCCCTGATCTTGCGAGATAGTGGAGCGGTTGCGTTATAGATTAACTGCTTAGAAGCCCAACCCATGTTATTATCCGTAGATGCAGCTTCACTACCTGAGAACTGTATAGGAACGTGAAACGCTGCATATATTTTTCTGGTATCAATGTTAAGCGATTCTATTAGTTGCAGATCAGTAGATGGCATTCCTATCTGAGTCCATTTCAAAGGACCAGAACTAGGAAAAATCCTGTCCATTAAAGTTTCGCCACGCTTAGCCTCTACAAACTTTTCTTTAAGGACATTCATCTGATCCTTAGTCAGCGATGCACCCGGTCCATCTGGTGAGATAAAACCATAAGCTCCTCCGTTACGGATCTGCTTTAGTAATTCGTTATCGCCCTCATTCTCTTTTAGTACATTCCTGTAAATAGCTTTTATAGGTGACTGCCCGTATAATTGCGCACCTGTCAGCGTAAAGTCAGGATTAAAGGATTTAAAATGCACAACTTGATGAGCCGGTATAGGCACTTCGGTCATGTAAACAGATCTCATCTGATAACCTTTAATTGGCTCAAACATACCACCAGAGATAATCTCTATAAACTGTGACGGCAGAGAATACAGTTGCGACCAAATACATTTAGCAGTCATGTCAGGATTTTTGCCATTGCCAAATATATATCCATCGCCAGTACATAAAAAGAATCCTGCTAGATCAGTCATCCACTCCTCATAAGTTTGCTGAGGATTAGGCTTTGCTAGTAGGTCAAGAATAGGATTGCTTTCTACTTGATTAAACATCTGCTCTTTAAGTTGCAAAGTCCGCATCTTAGCAGTTGCACCCTCAGCCATTGACATATTCTGGAATATCTTTAGATCCTTTTTAGTTACGCCCTCTTTAACTTCGTATAAACAGTAAGCGCATTCAGCTATTTTCTTAGATATAATATCAATGCAAGTATAAATGTCGGCATTTTTCTTAAACCCCTCATCTACAAACTTTACTTTGTCCTCAAAGTCAACGATAACCTGATTATTGCCAATCCAACCAAAAACATTCTGGTTATATAGGTTAGCAGTTATTTGTTGTTGTAGTCCAGGCATTAACGCCTCTAATTGAGTAGTAGCTGCCTTTTCTATATCAGCCTTGAATATTTTAGAAAATACGCTCATGTTAATTCCAGTCAAATGAATATTCTTGTTTAATTTTCGATGCTAACTTATTTAAAGCCACGTAACGTAACGGATCTATCAGGTGGTTAAAAGCATCAATAGGCTCATTAAGCATCCTGCCTGTCTTATCTTTTTTCCAAATGTAACTAAATAATTCCTTTTTAAAGTTATGGCTATTTGCGGTAATATTTATTTTATATCTTTTAAGAATATCGATTCCTTGCTTTATCGAGTCTGGTCCTTTCATTGCGCCATGAATGTTAAATCCCTCTGCATAGATTTCTTGAATAGACTTAGGCTCAGCAGAGTCTGCTATAATCTCCTGATCCTCTGTTACGCCAAAGTCTCTAAGCTTCCTGCAAATATCCATATTAGTCAATCTGGTCTCATAACACATCTCATTTACCCATAATTCGCCACCAGACTTGTAAACCTCTATAATGCCAGTCGGATCGTTAGTAAAGCCAAAGTCAATGCCGTAACTTATCAGCTCCGCATCCTCTGGTATCTTTTCACATATTGCCCAGTTACGGAATATAACGCCCTCAATCTTACCGGTCATGCCTCTGGCATATACTCGCCAAAGTTCTAAGTCTAAATCTTTGATAGCCTCTATTCTGTCATGGTCCTGATCTGATAGGAATGGATTATGCCTATGGTCTGTTATAATCAGCTTTGTATCTGGCTGACCGATTAGCTTAGTATGAGCCCAAAATTCATTTGTCGGATTGTAGTCAATGTATATCTGATTCTTAGTCCTGATTGCTAACTGCCAGTAAATCTGGTAGCTTATACCATTAGCCTCATTTACAAAAAGATAGTCACGCTTACCATTCTTAGCAGACTGCTCATTCTCAAACGAAACAAACTCAATCAAAGAACCGTTCTTAAAGTAGATTATCCGCTCAGTCTTATTCCAGAACTTTAGTTGTGACTGTAGATATTTGTTATCTGCAAAGATATTTTCAGCATCTCTGTAAGCGCCTTTACGTAAGTTAGGCAATGATTCACCGGCTACTGTTATTACTGATCTCTGCTCGGTTACTGCTTTATAGAATAGCAGTTGCATGATTGAGTAGGTTTTGCTTGAGGATGTCCCGCCCTGATTTATTAAAACCTTTTCCTTGTAATTATAATTTTTATAAAAGACAGGTGAGCATTTAAACATCTTCTATATCATTTTCATTATTAGCTATTGGTGGTGCAGTATTGTAGATGACCGGTGCAGGAATGCTAAGCATTAAATCACCATCAATGGCAACCTCTTGCTTTGGTTTGGACCATCTGTATTCCATAAACATTTTAAGAGCTGCCATATCGCCCTCCTCTAACTTATCATTAAGTAATTTTAACGCCAGGTTATCCATTGGTGACAGTCTTGCAATTAAAGCTATTTCGTCTGACTTAGGTTTTCTACCTGCATTTTCTCTAGATCCGCCTCTATTTTCCATTTTGAAATAATTTGATTATTCAAAAACAAAGGTATAAAATATATTTAAGTCATTTTAAATAGCTAAATATATGTGCAATTACATCTACTGTCCAACCATTGCCTAGCATCTTATACCTTTGAGAATCGCTTACATGGTTTGTGTAATTATCTTTTACTGTTTGTAGGCGTTCACATTCTAAAGGAGTTAGGCGGCGGATGCGTGAATTATTATTATTGTAAATCCCAATACCTTTAGTTTTTCCACCACATTGAGATAATAATGCTCTGTGTTTTTTTGATTTATCACTATTTGTAGGTATTGTTTGACTAAAATTCCAATCTGATATTTGAACTAAATTATCATTTGTGTGAGATGTAAGCAAAGCACCTATCTTGCCATCTGTTCTCTCTACTAATTCTTTTGCTCTTTTTGGATTAGTTCCTGTTTCCTTGCGTATTTGTTTGGCTGCATCTGTTCTTACTTCTGTTAAAGCTACAATTTGGATTAAATCCATATCTGAATGATTGCCATGCCCATGACCTCCAACGCTCAATGAAGATGCTTTATCTTGATTATTTTTAACATTGCCTTGCCTATCTATTTTTATGTAATCTTGAGTTATAGGCATTTTACCCATTGAAGCCGTTAAACAAGCGCCTTTTTTTTCTCCATCTGTTGGTTTAAAATCAAATTTAAAATTTGAGTAACTTGATTTATTATTAAAATGATTTAACAATTTTTCACTCAAAAAATACTTATCATCAACCTCATTCTCCAAAACATCCTTTAAAAAAATGCCTTTATCCTTTGGCTTTTGTATAATAGAAACTAAGTCACCAAACAATCCACCCGGTTGCATACCAATGTTAGTCCAATAAATCCTTTTACGATTCTGGGCAGATACTAAAGCTGAGTTAATATGAATACCATTCACTCCTATTGCTTTGCTCAATACCTTTTCCCATTTCTCGCCCATCTCTACATTTTCCAATAAAAAGTATTTAGGCTTACATTCGTTAAGTAATCTCATGAACTCCCAAAATAGATAAGACTGCCCCTCAAACTCATAGCCATCTGCTTTTAATTCCAGATAGTGTTCTAAGGTTAAAATCTCTGTTTCGCATTTAGTTGACATTCCTTTACGTTTACCTGCAAAACTAAATGACTGGCATGGAGAACCACCTATTAATAAATCAATCTTAGGCAGATCAAAGCCATTTACATTTACTACGCTACCTAATTGCTTAGTATCTGGATAATTAGCCATTGTAACCTGCATGGCATATTTGTCAATCTCAGATGCAAAGTAGTTATCTACTGTTATTCCTGCGCGTTCTAAAGCTTGTTGACCGCATGACATCCCATCAAATAGGCTTAATATGTTTAGTTTCATCTCTAATTACTGGTTTCTATTTAACATAATGTAAGGATTTTACCCCTTTTTTACTTATTTTTTGGTCCTAACCTTACTACTTTTAGCAAAAGGTAGTAGGGTTGAATTTTTAAAAAGTGCCTTTAAACGTATTTAAACGCAATAGGTAGTAAGGTAGTAACTAGAAATATGTTTTTCCTATAGTACCTAAATATATATGTAGTGTATATAATATCACTTCATATATTTATATAAATATAGTTACTACCTTACTACCTTACTACTTTTATGACTTTAAGTGTATTTAAACGCAGATAGTAAGGTTGTTAGTGAAAAACCTATACCTTACTACCTTACTACCTTAAAAAACATCGTTCTGATAGCTATTATTCTGCACCTGGTTAGTGTTTATGGTACTTACCTCCCAGACATAAACCGGGATATTATTTACCTTTTTCATACGCCTATTAAAGCCAATAGACTTCATACGTAGACCTATCATGACAGGCGATAGCGTAATCTGTGACCTAACTTTAATGTAGCTTAGAATCTCAGTAGATGAAAAAAACTCAGATTGATTAGCATTTATAGGAATCTCAAAATACTTTAAAATCATGTCCTCCTCCTGAGATACTGCCTTAAATTCATCCGTAGAATCATTTAATATCTGTATGTCATCGCCTGATAAATTATGGTTATAACCAGAGTTATAGAGATGATACATTTCCATAAATAAAGCCTTTTTATCTATTGAGTTGTAAAGCTCATGATTTATACTAAGCACCTTGACTGGCAGTATGCGTCTATTGCCCGTAGGATCGCTTAAAAGTCCCTCTATGTTAGTAGTACCGCAAAGCATAGCTAATCGGTTTAAATCAACGGAAACAACACCATACGGCTCACGTATTGAGAATGTCTGGCTAGATGTCAAGCGATTAAGCATTTTAGCTTCTGCTTTAGACTTACCGCCCATTTCATCATCCATTATGATCAGCTTCTTAGTCATTAAAATATCAGAATCTTTGCCTTGATCTAGCTTATCTTCTGCATAATAAGATTTTAATTCAGTAGGTAGTAAACGCCTAAACCATTCGGTTTTACCTGTATTCTGACCTCCGACTAATACCAGAACCAGAGGCGAATGTTTGCCATTTATTGACGCCATTAAGGATGTTAGCCATTTCTTAATAAACAGATCATGATTTTGCGTATCGGTTGTTATTGTACTAATCAGTTTATCAATATTACCAGTGCCTTTAATTTTGATATTTGTAAGCAGAAAAACATGAAAAGGATTATATGTTTTAGTAAAATCTGAGAATATTACGCTTTTTACAAGTTCTTTGTTTGCTTTGTCTATAAAGGTTTTGCAGTTTATAAAGATTGAGTTTAGATCAATATCGGTTATAGGCTTAAAATCAATTTCAATATTACGGCTTATTTCATTGCGTTTCATATTGTAATTTTTGCTAATAAATAGCTTTAGCCTATTTATAATGTTTTTTTCGTCTATGGCTTCAACCTTTATATTTTCTTTTTTAGCCAGATTATATATAAAATCAATCGGTACTGTAGGATCTTTTTTAGTACGCAATAAATGAGAATACTTCTGGTCTGTTTTATTCTGGTTATACTCAGGATTTAAAGAACTCAAAGCATGAAAATAAGACCTACCATTTTCGCCAAACTTACCGGCTAAAGCAAATCCAATATTTATCCAGTCGCCATAATCAGAGGTTACATCTACTTTTTGATCTATAATATTTTTAATAACATTAGTAAATTCTGATTCTACAAAAACATAGCTTGTAGGTTCTTTTTTATCTTTTGCATAGGCTTTTACTTGCACTTCTATTGCATCCTTGTTTATATATAAATCAGGATCATAACTGACAAACCTTGCCCGGCTTACATCTTTGCATTTTTCGTCTACTTCTATTATGTTGTACTTTGTGTACAGATATTTGCTCAGATAGTTAAAACTCTCTAAATGTAGTTTGGGATTGACTTTGGCTATTGCACAAAGACCAGAACCACCGCATGATACAAAGGTTGCATAGAAATTATTATCGCAGCATATCTGTTCGCGCACAAGATTTATGTCTTTTAAGCCATCAATATCAATAGCTATAAAACCAGAATGCTGAGTCAATAGGCTAGAGTTACGCTCTTTAAATAATCCAGAAATAGTTACATAAGGCAATGCTTTTTTACTCTCTGGCGTCTTTTCGTTTCGATATTTTAAAACCTGATCTTGCCAAAAACCATCTTTGATCTTTTCTAAAAAGTCAGAGAATGTCAAACTCATACCTTTTTTAGTATGTGCTATATTGTTAAAATACGATATGTTTGGATCTGTCATGATTTGCGTATATGAGCATCAATGGCAGTTTTTAACTTAGCATTTAAACCTGGTGCCTGAGATAGCCAGATAAGATAGTTTAATTCCTCATCTGATTGAAGTGTAGATAGCTCCCGGTCTTTGTACTTACCAAAATATAAAGTAATTGGTTTGCCCTGTGGTAAATGTTTAATGTAGCTTCCGCATCCATTACAGTAAGCGCTTTTGTGTGGTCCAGATTGTTGTTCGTTATAGTCGCCAACAAGTCCGCATTTTTGACAAGAAATGTCCATAATTTGAGAAAATCTGGAAGCATTAGGGATGCTACTCAGATATATAATTAATAATTTCCATGTGTATAAGTCCCTAATCAAATACAATGGGATTAAATTCTAAGGCTAATATAATAAATAATTTTTAAATACTAATATTGCCTCATCCATTCCCTCTGCAAAAACAACTTGCCATGCATTTTTACGTAAAAATTCATGCATTTCATTTTGTTCTTGCACGTGCTTTGAATTAGATAGGCTACCATCTTTAAGATATAAGCCAGAGTTTTCGCGCTTCATTTCAATCATAAGACCGCAAAATTCACCACGCTTTAGATAGATAGTAATATCTGGAAAACCTCTAAACGGATCTAAAATTAATTTAATATTCTGCATTGCAGGACTTAGCTTCCCGGCTGATTGAATGTCTGATCTAAAGCGCACCTCTGGGTATTGGATTTTAAGCCATTTACAGAATGCTAGTTGCTCCTGCCATTCGGTACGTAGAGTTGTTGGTTTTACCACTTTTGCAGTTTTACGGCTATGGTACATTTCCATAGGATCTCTTTTTATTTGTTCCATCTTTGCTCAATTTCTAACTTCTGATCTGGCGTACCCTCTAACCAAAACAACCGATCTCTGGCTTTTAAATAGTTTTCGATAATGTCTGATTTATACTTTTTAGGTTTGGCTTTATATTCCTGAACTTTGCCCAGTTCCTGAGCAAATCCACGCCCATCGGTTTTAATGTGTTTTTTAGCCATAATAATTTTTTAAAGCATTGCATATATCTTCTATTTTATATTTAGCAAGTGACTTGCCTCTAATATAATTTAAAATTATCTTGTGGAATAAATGATTAAACATCGCTTTTTAATATTAAAACTATTGGATTTACAGGCTTTTGATAAAACCAGTAGTATGTCATCCATCCGCAAATAGACGGATGCGGAATATTTAGCAATACGGATGCTTGTATTGGCGTTAAATTATGACCGCAGACCATTTCTAATGACAAAGCAATGCGCTTTTTATCTGGCACTTTTAGGTATTTTTTCATTTAACAAGTGTAGCTATATACTCTCTGCATTCAATTACTCTAGCTTGTAGCTTTTCAATCACTTGCGGATCATAGTCAAACTCAAATGTTTTAATCCGGTCTGCTTCTGGTATCTCAATAAAATTGCCCTCGAATCCATCACAAAACTCCTCATAATATACCTTATACGCTTCTTTAGTATAAACCATGTTAAAAATCGTACTGTATATCTTTTTAGGCTCTGTAAGCCACTTTACTGCTTGACTAACTAGATCATAGTCTGCATCTATTAAAGTGTAGCACAGAGAGGCTTTGGTACATCCAGTCAAGTGCATATATACTTGTAACTGATTAAAGTAGTCAGAATTTGGTATCTCTGATTCAAACATTGGAAATGTATCTAAGGACCAGGAGCATTTATTATCATAAACCACTCCGTTATGTATTAGATCTGGAGTTCCGCAGAAATAGTCATCCTCAAAGTATTTATCATTCTTATAAACCATACCTAAGTCTAACTGCAAAGCCATAAGCGTAAACGCCTCCTCTTCTAGCCTGTTTCCTTTGTCAATGTATTTAGATTTAATTTCTGTGCGCCTTTTGTATAGCTTTTCTTTTAGCCATTGCTTACAGTATGTTTTACCTGTTTCGCCTAGTCCTTTTATGCCTGATATTTTACCGGCTGATGACGCTCTTATTTTAAAGATTTCCATTTTGTATCAAATTGATTTTGTAAGTTTTCGGTTAAATGTGTTTTAAGAGTTTCCAGAGTTTCCCGGTCTTGTGCCTTTTCGATTAGCTTTTGCATCCGGTCCTCCTCTTTGTTTTGAGCAACTATGTGCAATTTATCATCAGAGGTAAATGCTAAAGTATCTTTGCGATTCAAGTCGCTTCCAAAGGTAGTACCAAAATGATCACAAGCATCCTTTATGGCTACTGTTTTAGCTAATGGGTAAGCCATTGACAAAGCGCCATTGTTAATGTTCGCTAAATCAGCCGCAGACTTACCAGAAGCGGTCTGTAATTGCGCAGCTCCTATGCCATCATGAAAATCCCAAAGACCGCTAATTGGATTAAGATAATGCACACGCACTACGACATAAACGCCGTTAAATGAGCTACCCTCACGCAAGATCTCTATTCTGTAATTCTTAAAAATGCGCTTTAGTAAATATTCTACTTTATCAATAGGCAGATACTTATAGCCTTTAATAAATGGATGTGTTTTAATCCAGGATGCAGGAGGTTGACCATTTAAGATAACCTGCAAAGCATCTGTTTTTACTAGTCCCTCGGGATCGCTATAAAGCTCCTGTAAGGTTGGTAATTTCTTTTGATGTAATTCTATATCGCTCATTCAGTTAAAGTTATAATAATAATTTATAAATACAAATAAAACATGATAAATAATTCAATAATAAATACCAATACTACTAATGATACGGCTGCCATAATCACCCAGAAGATACGATTTTCAATCATCCTAATATCTCCTTTGCTAATCTCAATGCTGATTCCTGCCCATCTGAATAGCATACGCCACCAGATCTAATCTTATTAACGCCTTTGATATTAAAGACCAGGTTATGAACATATACTGCCCATCTGTTATATAGCTGAGAATCCATTGCTAACTCTTTGTGCTTTGGCATTCCGCTTACCCACGTGATTCTGAATCCGTCTGGATATACTGTTGATCTAACTGCTAACATTGTCAAATAATTTTTCTAGTGAAGTTACTGAATAATCTTTTAAGTCTAAATGCAAAAATAATTTAAGGATGCTTTGGTAGGTTAAATCTAAAAAATGATTATTACTTTCCAATTCTGCAATCAAATTTTTAATCGTAGCCGGGTATTTTTCTTGCTCAGCCTTTAACATCTCTAAATGCTCTGGGGCTAATCTTTCTAATAGGTTCATATCTGATCAAATGCAAAGTGATAATCGTGGTTAAATTCTGATATTATGTAATCTTCGCCTGAGCATGACTGCATGGTCTCATCTTCTGGATTGCCTGATTTAGCAGATGTCCAGGTTTTCATGCCCTCGTAATGATCTTCAATCAGATACTTAGCATCCTCAGCTACTGTCTGACCATTCCAATAAATAGCATCCATGTCGGCATCATAATAGCAGTCAGGGTACTTTGTTTTAATTTCTTTTAGTGTTGTCATTTGATTTTTTCGCTTAAATAGTCACACAATCCGGCTACTGTTATCAGTATTGCCGACATAATAATAAAAAAAATGATAATTTCCATAATTTGTTTTTTTTGGTTTAACGAATATATAAAAGTTATTTTAATAATTCACAAAATAAAAAATATATTTTTA